TTGAAGTGGGGAGGGGTAGATGATAGAAAAGATTTAGATAGGAAAAAGGTATATCCTTTAACATCAGGTAGCCCGTCTGACAAACTCGTAAGGGTATTTATATGTGGGTTTTTAAAATGGGGAAAGCACCATTTCTTTAATACTTTAATCTATAAATACAATGTTGAGAATATGTTAAAGTTTAAAAAGAAAGTTGTAAAGAGCGGCAAGTTGATTATATGGTTATATCGTTATGAGATACCAAAAAGCGAGTGGGAGGAGTGGGATAGTGATTTGGTTTATATAAGACATAAAGAGGGTCTCCATTATGTTGATTACAGCCCGCATAAAGATTATTCACCTGAAACATATTTTATAAGAGAAAAAGGAGATTATACAGGGATTCTCGATAGAACTCTTATAGAGAGGGAAATCGATAAGTTAATGCCTGTGACTTCATGGAACTTTGGTTTTCATTATTTTGAGCATAACGATATAATAGGGCATACTTTTTATCTGGTGTATGTAAAGAAAACAAATGAATGTATAGGGGTTTACTATAAATATAAAGTTCTTGAGGGGTTAGTAGAGTCTAGAAATAATAAATATTATACAATCCCCAAAAATATGCGTAATGTCATTATACAAGCTATAGTGGGGTGGGGAGGAGATATTGGCTCTTATCTTTATACCGAAAAATTTGGGATATTAAGAGAGACTGATTATATTGCCCAGATGATTGTCAAGTATGAATTACAAGATGGTTGGTATGTTTATACATACGAAGTAAAGAGGATAAAAAAGGTAGCAAAATTAATAATACAGATAGGGGGGGGTAGTGAGTATTCCCCGTCCCTTGAAATATCAGGGGCGATGATTAACTCTGGGGTAACGACAGAGATTAACATGGGAAGAGAGGTGCAATCGTTTGATATAAATGCCGACTCAGATTTTTCAATATCGGTAAGTATAATAAACAACGAGGAAGATACATTAAATATGTTGATATTAATGGTAAATTCAGTAGGAGGTAATGATATTGTGGTATATGAAGCAGAAGATGTAAGAACAGCGAGTTATGCGATAGGGGCAGATTATTATACAGGGCGAGATATAAATAGTGAAAATTCTGTGGAAGCAGTGGTGGATTTTGAATACAAATTATGAATAAAACGAATACACATACACCTTTTATGTATAATAGAGGGGGTGAACAGATATTATTATTTTCACGGTCAGTAGGTAAAATATACTCAATATATAAAAGAGAGAAAGGAATTGAAACGAAAATCAATATAGATGGAAATGTTTGTTCCCCATCTGCATATAACGACAAGCTATATGCTTGTGTGTTTAATGAGGGGGTATATGAGTTACACGCCTATAATTATGAAACATATGAACATTTAGGGAAATGTATTGATGATAACCAATCATATATGACACCGAGCGTGAGTGAATATAATGGCAGATTGATAATGTTATTTACGCAAAAGAAATGGTATAAAACAATAAAAGCATATTCAGATGACGGAGTGAGATTTGAGATAGATGGTGAATGTAAAATACCAACAGGAATAAGACCATCTATACATAAAGTTACAGAGGACGAGTATTTAGTATTCCATAGTTGCTCACATAACGGAGTAAAAGGGGTTATATACAGAACAAAAGATTTTATAAATTATGAATTGCTTAAAGAAATAGGAGAGGAAGTTTATAAGGGTATGTTATATAGAGGGAATATAATATATGTTTATAGAGAGAGGATGGGTGATACCGAATATACAGAGATAAGAGTTAAACCTGTGGATTTGGGTGAGTATGGAGAATACAAGAGAGAAGTAGTGGAATTATAGATATGGAAACAAAGGAATTAGAAAAATGCAAAAAAGAGTTACCGTATTTTGCGGAGAAGTATTTAAAGATATTAGATAAAAAAGGAGATATAGTTCCTTTGAAATTTAATCAAGCTCAATGGAATATGCACGAAACTATTGAGCAACAATTAAAGAAAACGAGTAAGGTTCGGGCTATAGTATTGAAAGGCAGACAAGAAGGGATAAGCACATATATAGCGGCTAGGTTCTATCATAAAACCATATTCAATAGTGGGACAAAAACCGTGATATTGACCCACGAAATCGAAGCAACTAATAATCTGTATGGGATAGTCAAACGATACCATAATCTAAATGCGAGTGAAATGAGTCCAGATTTGATAAAAAGTAATGCACGGGTATTAGAGTTTGCAGATATAGATAGTGGATATAAAGTAGCAACAGCAGGCACAAAAGGGACTGGTCGTTCTATGACAGCAAGATTGTTTCATGGTTCAGAAGTAGCGTTTTGGAAGGATATAGCAGGGCATTTAGCAGGGATAGGGCAGGCGATACCTGATAAAGAGGGGACAGAAATAATATTTGAAACAACTGCTAATGGAATGAATTATTTTTATGATTTATGGGATAGGAGCGTAGGGGGGAAAAGCGAATATATCCCAATCTTTTTATCGTGGGCGTTATGTGGTGATTATAAGAAAAAAGGGACATTCATACCAGAGGCGGAAGAGGAGCAAGACTACCAAGAAACATATAAGATGACCAATGAGCAGATGTTGTGGCGGAGGAATAAAATACAATCGGATTTTCGAGGAGATATACATCTATTCAATCAAGAGTATCCTGCAACGCCGATGTTAGCATTTTACCGAGATGATAGCGGTGCGTTTATCACACCTTCAGCAGTAGATAAATGCAGGAAGACAGAACTAGAGGGGCATGGAGCAAAGATAATGGGTATTGACCCTGCAGAGATGGGGAATGATGATACAGCGGTAGTTATTAGGCATGGTAGGAAAGTATTGAAACCTTATAGGTGGCGAAAATGCGACATAATGGAAAGTGTCGGGAGGATAGGGCGACTAATGGAGGAGCATAAACCAGACGCAGTCATGGTTTTAGCAACAGGATTAGGTGTTGGGATATGGTCTAGATTACATGAAATGTATCCTAACAGACAAATTTATCGTATAATGGAGGGTGAGACAGCTATACAGGCGGATATATATGTAAATAAGAAATCCGAAATGTGGGGGACAATGAAAGAAAACATAGAGGATTTACTAGATATCCCTGATGATGAGACGCTAATAAGCGATTTATCGAAGCTAAAATATAGTTATGATAGTGGTCAAAGAATTAGAATTGAGAGTAATGAGAAAATGAAGCAAAGAGGAATTAAAGAGTCTCCTAATACGGCGGACGCATTATCGGCAACTTACGCTTATAGAATTGAGGCGAAAGAGAGTATAATAAATAAAATGATACACAGATTTACGCAAAATAGAAGTAACAATCCAATGTCAGCATAAATATGAAAGATAATAATCACCAAGAGACAAAAGAGAAACTATCAGATAAATCGATAGCAGACGAGGTAATGGATTTATATAATGAAGCAAGACCATCGCACGCTGAATATTTAAAGATAGTAGAACGAAACTCGAAGTTTTTCTATGGTGATGGTGGGCAATGGGACGAGGAGGTAATAAAGGATTTATGTAATGTAAATGTATTGCCAGTAGAGATAAATAAAGTAATGGCGACTATTTTGCCTTTGGTTGGATACGCTATAAATAACAGAATGAGCTTAACAGCATATCCGATAGGGGACGACCAAGACTTATCGGAATTAGTTACGAAATTGTTGCAACATATATTGAAGAAGAACAAATACAATCAAAAAGAATTGACGGTAATATTAGATGGGTTAATCAAACAAAGAGGATATTTTGATGTAAGAATGGACTTTAGCAATAACGCATTAGGCGATGTCAAAATAGATACATTAGACCCTATAAGTGTTATACCAGATGTAAATGCAACTGAATATGACCCTGACGCATGGAACTGGGTAATGGTTAAAAGGTGGTTGACTTATGATGAGATAGAGTTGATGTATTCTAAAGAGAAAGCAGAGTATATAAAGCAAACAGCAGAAACACTGCAAGTAGATGATTTAGCAATGCCTACTAATTTTAGAGGAAATGATAAGACCTATATTAATTTGTCCGTAGGTAATAAATATTTGATATATGAGTTGCAGAAAAAGTGTTATGAGAAAATGTCCTGTGCGGTATTCCCAACAGGAGAAGTCCACCCATTGACTAAAGCAGATAAAGATAGTTCAAGCAGAATAGAGGGATATATAAGAGCAGGGGCTAGTATAGAGGAACGCAAAGCAATGGTAATAAAATGGTATAGAGTTGCAGGAGACACATTGCTACATCATACTATATCACCTTATAGGCATTTTACAATAGTCCCATACTTCCCGTTATTCTTAAGAGGTAAAACAATCAGTCCTATTGATAACTTAATTAGTCCTCAAAAAGTATTAAATAAGATGGCTACAAATTTATTACATCATATAAATACGGTAGTTAATGCAGGGTGGTTTGTAGAGGAAAATAGTTTGACTAATACCACAACAGAGGATTTAGCTGTATATGGTGCAAAGAGTAAACAAGTAATAGAATACAGACAGGGAGCAAACAAACCTGATAGATTAAATCCGCCACCTATACCACAGGGATATGCTCAATTATTAGGGATAATGGATAGTGCTATAACAGACATATCTAATGTAGATGAGAGTATGAGGGGGGCAGAAACGGCTGATACATCAGGGGTAGCTGTTCAATCAAGACAATACTTTTCGTTACAAAACCAAGCAATATATATCTACTCTATGGAAATAACAAGAGAGTTGTTAGGAAATAGAATAAATAGTCTAGTCAGAGAATACTATGATAGTCATAGAGTATTCAGAGTTACAGAAAAAGACCCAAAAACTGGTGTAAATAAATCAACAAGAATAGAGTTGAATGTGCCAGATGGAGGAGGCTATACGAATGATATAACCGTAGGTGAGTATGATGTGGAAATAACTACACAACCATCACAGCAAACTTTTGAAAACAATCAGTTTACACAAGCATTAGAGTTAGCGAAACAGGGGGTAAATATCCCCCCCCATATTATTGTGAAACATAGCAATTTGACGGACAAAGAGGAAATAATCAAAGCAATGACAGAAGAGAAAAAAGATTTGATGAAAGAAGCAGTCCAGAGATTGAAGCACGCACAAGCAGATAAATTTGAAGCAGAAAAAGAGAAAACAATAGCAGAAGCAGTAAACAAGAGGGTAGAGGGGATATTTAGTGCGGTTCAAGCGGCGGTTCAAGCAAGCCAGTATCAACAAGCTACTCCAATAGCAGATGAAATGTTGAAGTCAGCAGGGTTTCAAGATAGGAATAATAATAATGTAGTTGCAGAGAATAATATTGAAAGTGTCCCATATGGGACAGACTTGGGGGAAAATAATAATCCTTTAACTCCTGTAAATCCTGCAGTTGGATTGAAACAGGGGATAGAGGGGGGTAGTGAATAATTTAATTTAAAAGGAGAAACATGGAAGAAAATCAAGTATATAAAGACGAAGAAGGCAATTTGCAAATCAAAGAGCCAAAAAAAGATGATAGCGTTGAGTCACAAAAAGATGACCAAGCTGACACTATAAATCAGCAACAAAATGGCAAAGAGGAGCAGAAGTATGTCCCTATAGAGGTCTTTAAATCAATGACAGATAAAAACAATGCTTTAAAAGAAGAAATAGGGGAGTTAAAAAAACAAGTAGATAAGGTTAGTCAAAATGTTACAAAAGAGCAACAGACCCGAAATATGCAATATCTGCATAGGTTAGAAGATAATTTAGAAGAAGCGAGAGATTCGGGGGATAGTGCGAAAGTATCGGAATTGAGGGAACAGATATCCCAAGCTAAACAGCGTTTATTGGAACAAGATATAACAGAGATTGTTGGTAGAGCTTTTGCACAGAATAATATGGTAAACAAATTGGAGGAAGTAATAGAGAAAGTAAATGCTGAATATCCAGAATTAGACCCAGAAGCACCAGAATATAATCCAGACATATTGGATATGGTTATAGCAGTAAGGGATAAAAAAATCAATGAGGGAGACCTCCCATATAAAGCTATTACAAAGGCAGTTAAACAAGTTATGGGGAGGGAAAAGACGGGGAATGAAGACACGAGAAGCAAACAGGCTTTGAACAGAGGGCTAGATGCTGATATAAATCAACCTGACAACCCAATAACTAAAGTGAAGACTGCTAATCAAAAAATAGATATTGGGTCGATGTCAGATGAAGAATATGATAAATTAACAGAGAAACAAAAACAAGTATTGCGAGGAGATAATTTTTAGTATATAATATAAGACAATTCGCACTTAAGGCGACACATTAAGGGTCAGACTACCATACGGTCATAGTTTAATAATATTATATATTTTTAGGAGGCTGTATGGCAACTACTAATTTTGCTAAATTAACAGAGCAAGAAATACTAATTTGGTCTAGGGATTTATGGAAAGAAGCGAGGGATAATTCCTACTGGACAAGATTTACGGGGAGCAAAGGGAACACTCCTATCCATAGATTTACAGAATTGACTAAAACCAAAAAAGGCACAAAGGCTATATTCCAACTAGTTGGTGACCTTTCAGAGGACGGAGTAATTAACGATTCTCAAAGAGAGGGCAACGAAGAGGCGATGGTCAATCAAACCCAAGAGGTGCAAATCGATTTAGTAACTCACTCGGTAAGAAACGAGGGGCAAATGGCAGACCAATCTACCGTGATTAATTTTAGGGAGACAGCAAAAGACAAACTGGCTCACTGGTTATCAAACAGGGTAGACAGGTTGATGTTTTTAACTGCTTCAGGCATAGGGTATAACAAAATGACTGATGGTAGAGACGCACCAACTAATTCTCCATTTGCGAGTTTATCATTTGCAGATGATATAACAGCACCGTCAGCAAAGCGTTCATTAATGTTTGATGGAACTAACTTGTTAACAAGCAATACTGCTTCTATAACAAACGCATATATCCCATCTTACGAAATGTTGACGAAGCTAAAAGCGTATGCAAAAACTCATTACATAAAACCGATTATGTCAGGGGGTAAAGAATACTATATCCTATTAGTAAGACCAGAAACTTATGCAATACTAAAAAGAGACCCTGATGTAAAAAATGCGTTGTCAGGTGTAGATGTAAAAGAGAACCCAATATTTACAGGGGCATTAGGACAGATAGCAGGGTTTGTTGTTCATGAACATAATTATGTTTATAACACAACTGGACTAGGTGCAGGCAGTAAATGGGGAGCAGGTGGAAATGTTGAGGGAACGAGAACATTAGTATTAGGTGGGCAAGCAATGGGAGTATGTGATTTAGGTAATCCATCATGGGTTGAGAAGAAATTTGATTACGACTCTAAAATTGGTATTAATGTTTCTAAAATGTTTGGCATTAAGAAACCTGTATTCAAGAACTTGTATGAGGGAACAGAAGAGGACTTTGGTATAGTTACCGTAGACCACTTCTTACCATTATAAAATAGGAGAATCTGATGATTATTAAACAAGAGAATTTTCAAGAACGGGCTGTAAGAACCATAAAACTTGAAGCAAGCACGGACTTCCCAACAGGAACTAGCTATAACACAGGAAATTTACCTGCAGGAGCGATAGTTTTAGATGTAAATGTTATAGTGGTTACGGCATTTAATGGAGGGGGGACTAATGCTATCAATATAGGAGACCAAGATAGTGCGACCTCAATGGGGAGTGCATTAAATATTGGTTCATTAGCCAAAGTAGCAGGGACTTCTCCTGTCCGTAAAGTTGAAGCAGGGGTGAATAACGAAGTTATCATAGTTCCAACATTTTCTTCACAACCAACCGTAGGTGAGGCGTATGTAGTAATAGAGTTCATATTGCCAAACAGAGCGTTAGGCGTTTATAAATAAGGAGATAATATATGGAAATGGTTAAATGTTATGCAGTTGGAGAGAAACCCGTTAGAGTAGCTACTACAGAGGGACATATATTCAATATAACTCCAGAGGGGACGGAAGTGCCGAAAGCATATGTCCCATTGGTAATAAAGAGTAATTGTGTAGCGGGCAGTTCTAAAGCAGAGGGCAAAGAAAAGGGTGAGCAAAAAGAGGTTGAAACCGCAGATAAAAAGCCTAATGCAGACGGGAAAAAGACTGATAATGCTAAAAAGTGATATTTAGTGCCTTAATCAAACACTTTAGGGAAAAGGTTGACGATGTTCGTCAGCCTTATCTCTGGAGTGATAATATGGTTAAGGATATGATAAATGCGGCTTATTGGGAAGCGTCAGAGAGAACCAACTACTTTCGAGAACGGGCAAAGGTAACATTAGTAGCAGACCAAGCTATATACACCAAAGCGTCATTTAAGACCCTAGATGATATAACACTGGGGAATAGGGAGATATATGACTATAATGAGTTTATGATTGACAAAGGGCAGATGTGTCCGATAACCCGAAACTTGCGAGTGAAATACGATTCCTCAAAAGGCAAACCAAGCTATTATGATTTAGATTATGTAGATGAGATAGGATTTTACTCTGTGCCGAATAAGGAATATGAGGTGCAATTTGATGTATTGTATTACCCTGAAAAAATGGAGGGAGATAATGATAATTGTTTGTTACCATATACATCACAGTTACCGATGTTGTATTGGGCAATGAAATTAGCATTTGAAAAATATGATAGCGACACCGAAGATATAAAAAGAGCACAATATAACGAGGGGGAGTTTGTTAAAGAATTTGGAATGAGAACATCGTTAGGAGCAAGAGTGAAACAAAGACGGCATAGAATATGGGGTGTAGATGTTCCGATTAAATAGCTTCGCAAGAGGAATAAACAATGTTGATATAACACAATCAGCAGGAAAATCCACAGCTATGAATGGGCAGATAATAAAGAGCCGAGAATCATTAGGGAGTGGGTGGTTGGAAGAATTAGTAAATGTGAATATAAAAAATGATGGGAGCGTAAAGAGGAGAGGAGGATATACCAAAATTCAAACAGGAAATATGGATAGCCTTTATAGTTACAATAATTTATTATATTATAGAGAGAATAATACTCTAAATATATGGAACGAGGGGAGCATAGGACAAGTATCAGGAGTATGTTCTTATTATGGAATAGGTAATGATTTGTATGTAACGGATACTCAAAATGTGTATGTATTGCAAAATGGTAGAGATAAGAAAATCATAGGAATAGAAAATAAAACCGAATGGAGTGTAGATAGCACATCAGGTAATTTATTAAAAGGACTGCATTTGATAGCAGTAACTAGTGTAGATGATATAAACGAGAGTAATGCTGTTATATCAGAAGTCAATGTAGAGCAGGGGGGTATCGTAATAAGACTAAGTGCAGATGACCATGACCGCAATATTTACATATCGAGTTTAGGGGGCGAAGTGTTATATAAAGTAGCACAAGTAGACAGCCTATCTCAAAATGTATATATTAGGGAATATGGCACAGGAAAGCAGTTAGATAGCACAGATAATATAATTCCAGTAGGGGGAGAGCATATAACAATATTTGGGAATAGTTTATATGTAGCAACAGAGAAATTTATCGAATATTCAGAGCCGTATCAATATACAACATTCAAGAAAAATGGCTATCATGTATTAGATAGTAATATAGTGTTTATGGGGCATAACAGAGGGAAAGTGTTATATATAGGGACAGAAAGAGCTATATATAGAATGTATAATCAAGTAGATGGGAAAAGCATAGAGAGAATAGCAGAAATTGGTGGAATAAGAAACTCTTATGTAAATATTGGGAATAGTGAGTTAGAAAAGAATTTAGGGATAGTAGCATTGTTCTTAACTAAACAGGGGTTATGTGTAATATTAACGGATGGTTCGGTGCAAAATGCCTCTGTGGGAGTGTATAAATATGAGGCAGATAACGCTGTTCCTTTATATCAAAAGATAGAGGGGGAAGAAAGAGTAATATTCAATTTACAAAAACAGGAGTAAGACATGGCATTGAAATTAAGCACAGGGTTAAAAAACGAATTGTTAGCACAAAATTCATTAAGAGAAGCGATGGGGGGTGCAACAGGGTTCCATATAGACATATATTCAGGGACAAGACCATCGTCCCCTGATAATGTCCCAAATGGGACAAAACTAGTAACGGTGTCCGATGATGGTGGAGCAGGGGGGTTAACTTTAGAAACCTCAGCTTCTAATGGAACGATACAGAAGACATCAGGGCAGACATGGAGCGGAACGGTTGTAGCAAGTGGTGTAGCAGGGTGGTTTCGAGCCAGACTAACAACTGATACGGGGACTGGTGCGTCAACTACTGAGTTGAGGATAGATGGAATAGTTGGGGCTTCAGGGGCAGATTTGAATATGACAACCACCTCAATGACGGTTGATGAGGAATATACAACAACTTCCGCTCAATTCAGATTTTAGAAATTAGAAGTAAAGGAGAATAAAGATGGCAGGTTTAGTTCCAAATGCTAGTGAAGTGACCTTACTAAAGTATATGTTAGGTGTAGAAACTCCCAATAACCAGATTATCAAGTTGTTTGTGAATGATGTAACACCAACAGACACAGATGTAGCAGGCTCATATACAGAAATGTCAACGCACGGATATGCAAATAAAACATTAACGAAAACAAGTTGGGCGGTAGCAACTGAGAGTAACATCGCTAAAGGGGAGTATGCTCAACAAACGTGGACTTTTACAGCGGCAACGGCGGTAGTAGTATATGGTTACTTCATAGTGGATAGCTCAACAGGATTGTTGTTATGCTCGGAAAGGTTTACCGACCCAAAAACCGTGCAATTCAATGGAGACCAGATTATCATAACCCCAAAAATAACATTGAGTAAGGTGTAAACATGGCTACAATATTATCCGATTTATTGAAATATCGTATAGTTAGACATTTGACTGGTGAGGAGACTACATGGGTAAATACAGGGACTATGGCGAGTATAAAAATATATACAGGCACGCAACCTGCAACCCCACAAGATACAGAAACTGGGTCGTTATTAGCAACCATATCGATAAGCTCAAGTAATTTTACAGGGGCAACTGGAGGGGTAAGTGAATTAGTCGGAGCAATCCCGTTCACTCCAAGTGCGACAGGAACAGCAGGTTGGGCAAGAGTGTATAATAGTGTGTCATCTGCATTAGTAGATGTAAGCTGTTCATTAACAGGTGGTGGTGGAGGGATAGTATTAGATACACTATCGTTAGTTAGTGGGACAGGGGCTAACATATCAGCATTTTCAGTAAAGCAGAGTTTGGAAGTATCAGGACGAATACTTTTATCAGAGGGTGTAGCGAATAGAGTAGTTGATTGGATAACAGGTAAAGTTACAAATGATTGTAGGGTTTTTGACAACAACACCCAATATGTCTTTGGAGGGACTATTCCAACGGTTGTTACATCTACAATCGATGGATATATAGGGCGTTGTGATTCTATGACTGGTGCGTCATCTGGGACAGCAGGGGTAATGTATATACCATTTTCAACTCAAAGTTACACGGTTAATGGAGGAGGAGGAATAGCTACTTATATGAAAATGATATATGGTAGTTATGCGGCGTTGTTTGTATTAAGCACAGATGGTTCAGGAGGACTAGATGTCTCCACATTGAACTGCACAACAACTATATCTAACTGGATAAACCCCCAACAATTTACTTGGTAAAATAAATGTTACAATTCCCTGAACTACTATTTGGGGAGGAAACAAGAGAAAAAGGCGTCCTCCCATCATTATCGTTTGGGGAGGAAACAAGAACAAAAGGTTTTTTACCAGAACTATCGTTAGGTGAGGGAGAACGCACAAAAGGGATATTACCACCATTAGAGTTTGGTGCGTTATCTAGAGAAAAAGGCATACTACCGCCAATATACTTCACAGAGTCTCAACCCTCAACTTTACAATTAACAGGCGACATATCTACAGAAATAAATGTAGAGCCTGATATATCATTTTATCCAATAAGAGGTGATGTAAAACTACAAATAGGAGTAGAAGCATTGATACCTCTTATAGTAGAGGGGGATATACAATTACAGGTAGACAATGTTTCCGATATAATAAATAGATATGACATAGATGGGGAAGTAAATACAGCCATACACCTTTTGACAGAAGTAGGTAATCAGTTCTATGGCAATAGTGATGTAGGGGTAAAGATAGAGGTATTAGGAGAGGGGGAATCTGCAAGTTTATATGACATAGAAATAGATGGTGTAATAGAGCTAAATAGTGATATAGAGGGAGCACCCGCCCTACCAATAACCTTAACAATCCCAACGCCAGAATTTGAAATGGAAATGGATTTGGTAGGGGGCATGGTATTAGACGGAGAGATAACCCTAGATAGTGATATAAGCATACTACATTCGGTATTAGATGGCGAATTAGAAGAGTTACAACAAGAGCATACTGGTTATATAACGCATAAGATAGTATTTAGTGGAGAGGTTGAGTTAGATTGTGAAATAAATTTTGAAACCAGAGGGGCGATAGCAATAGGTTATGAGATAGGTGGGGGAGGAGCAACAGCAGAGGGAGGAATATACCTAAATGATGTATTGTTGACAAGTGGAACAATATATACAAGCGATATAACATTAACGGAGGATAGTGTTATATTGTATAAAGGGGAGGAATTATCACAATTTGAAATAGGAAATATTGACTTGAATGGTTATGAATTGACCATAAAGTTTGAGGAAATAGTAGAGCAAGTAACATTAGTCGAGAGTGTAGGAGGGTATCTACCTAATTTAAGGTCAGATATAAACATATATACTGATACCAGACCAGATATAGACCAAAAGATATTATCGTGTGGTATAGATATGCTATCCTCAATAGAAGTAGTAAGGACAATAAAAGGGGAGATAGATACAGAGGCAGAGGGGTTAGAGAGCGAAATATCGTATAGCAAAAAAGGCGTATTTGATATAGATGGGCTGATAGAGTTATGTAGTATAACAGATATAGAAACAGGCGAATATAGATATACTAAAACGATAGCAATCAATATAGGCAGTAGGGGGATAAGCGAGTATGAGAACTATGGATTTGTGTCAATGGTATATCACGGAGGGAAATACTATGGTTCTAATGCGAATGGTCTGTATGAATTAAGTGGCGAAAAAGATGAAACAACAGATATAAATTCATTAATAAAAACACCAAAATATAATATAATATCAAATACGATAAAAAGACCGAAAGATTTGTGGGTTGTAAGTGAAACATCGGGAGAATTAGAAGTAATTGTATATGGTGATGAGGAAGTGGGAGATGAAGCAACAGGGCAATATAAAGTAGTAGAAACCATAAATGAGGATATAGAGTTGGTTACGGATACTATAAAGACCTCATATCGTTACCCACTAGAGAAGTCGAGAGACACTATGGCAACACATAAAGCACATTTAGGCAGAGGGGTAGAGGGGATATATATGCAGACAGGGATAGCAAACAAAGAGGGTGCAGATTTTACATTAAAGAGTATGGAAATGGTAATAGTAGAGGGTAGAAGGAAATGGTAACTGAAGCTGAAACTGAAACTGAAATAAATGAGGTAATAACAGCCAATCTAAATAAAGGCTCATTATTCAATAATTTGCCTGAAATAGATACGACTGATATAATGGTAAGTAATATACAAGAGCCAGTATATCAATATCCTACTCCTCCGACATTAGAATTACCAGATAGTCCAACACCTCCGACTTCGTATGTGCCACCTGCGTTCCCGACATCGCCAGATTTAGCAATCCCAGACCCTCCTGAATTAGCAGAGTTAACCAATCTCGTTATACCAAACTATAACTTTGTCCCATATGACGCATCTTGTCCTGAACTAGATATCTATGTGCCAAAAGCACCAGAAAAATATAGTGAGAGCATTCACGATATAGATAAATTGTTGGAGGTGAGGGAGAAATTGTTAGGAGATATAAGGAATGGTGGATATGGAATAGAAACTAAAGACGAGGAGGCATTAGCAAGCAGAGCAACTGACAGAGTAGACAGAGACACAAAAAGGGCTATTGAGGACACTATTCACTCTTATGCTAAATTAGGATTTGAATATCCGCAGGGAGAATTGCAAGATAGTATAGAGCAGGTTAGGGAAGAGGGGATAAGACAAAAAGCTACAACATCTAAAGAGGTGTATATAAAGAGAGCAGAGTTATACAATCAGAACAGGCAGTTTGCTATAATGCAACTGCATGATGTAGAGAAATCGTTAATTCAGTTATATATAGCTAATGAGGAACGCAGATTAAATTCAGCTAAATTAGCGTTAGAACAAGAATTAGGATTGTTTCAAAGTAATGTAGCGTATAACAAGTTGATGATGGAAAAATACGCTTTGTTGCAGAGTGAGTATAAAACGAAGTTAGAGGGGGTAACCCATTATATGCAACAATATGACTTACAGATAAAGAATAAAGGGTTAGAGATAGAGAATAATAGGGCAAAGGTAGAGGAATATAAAGGGAGGATAGAAGCAGAGCTAGCCCAAGTAAACATATATAAAGTTCAAATGGAGGGGGCAAAGATACATGCAGAAGTAGAAAATGCACGGATACAGGTATATGAATCGCAAGTAAGGGCGTATGTAGCAGTAGTCCAAGCCAAATCAACAGAAATGCAGTTATATGAAGCACAAATGCGAGGGGAGGTAGCAAAAGTAGAAGTATATAAAGCGAGGTTAGAAGCTGATAGAACTAGGGCTGATGTAATAAGAATTAATGCAGAGGTATTATTAACAAAGTATCAGACATTAATGGAAGAGGCAAAAGTGAAGATAGAAGCATACAAAGCTCAAATACAGCATGACCAAGTAAGGAATGATTTTGTTGTCAAGTCAGCAGGAGTTTCTATGGATATAGACAAACTAAATACTGATATAAAAGAAACAAATAATAGGATAGCAGTTATAAAAGATGAGTTAGAATTGAAGCGAGAGCAAGTAAGAGAAGAGATACTTTATACTAGAGAAAAGGCGAGTGCTTTGAAAATAGGAACTCAAATAGAGAACATACAGAAATTAACAAGTTTAGCAATCAATGTAATGTAAAGGAATACATATGGCAATTAATCTTAAGAGTGCGGGAGGAATGACCAGTTATACTTCGGATTGGGATGGTGATGAAAATAAAGGAGTAGGAACAGGATTAGGGTCAGGGTCAGGGTCATGGAATAATAGGGCAGTTTCAAGTGGATTAAATTTACAACCACTAATAAATCAGCTAATTAGGAGAATACATATAGGAAATGAAATGCGAAGGCATGGTTTAGGGGGAGAGATAAGAAACAGCTCGTTAAGTTTTAATTATCAACCTTTATTAACGCAGGGGGGGCTAGCAAGTAACTTAAGACAAGCAAAAGATATGGGGCTAATGAGTGGAATGAGCAAGACATATATGCCCCACCGTAGTATAGGATGGGGGCAGTTTGACATAGCACCAAGAGCAGAGGAAGCGTATATCCTTACGGATAAGGAGAAAATATGACAACAGAATATTATGAACTTAAGAACAATAAACAGAATTTAGGGAGAGGGCTATCTATTGTTAGTCCTTATCATAGCATAGTAAAAAGAGGAGTGGGAGGGGGTATGCCTATGCCACAAAAGATGGGGGGGAATATAGGGTTTCAAGAATATAGAGAGCCCCTAGCGGTCATGCCCCCACAAGTAGCAGAGGTATCTCCCGAACTAATCAATCCTGAACTAATCAATCCTGAACTAATCAATCCTGAACTAATCGTCAATCCTGAATTAGAAGTAATGGATTATGGATTAATGGCAGAGAAATCTCCTTATTATGGTGGTTATATAGAGAACACAAAAACAGGAAAGAAAACACATTTAGGGAAACAGAGAGGGAGCAAATACAATACTATTAATTATGGAGTGGGGAAAGGAATAGAGAGACACATAATCGATAATACAGAGTATTATGATAATGCAGATAGAGCATTAGAAGCGTTAAATTCAGGCGATATGGAAGCGTTTAATATGTATAATCAACAAGCGTTGGCTAGTAAGCAGTTTCAGTTGGATAAAGCGGTTAATACAATAAGGAGTAATCGAAAAAAAGCGTTTGACGCAAAGTATAACAACACCCCTAAACCAAAACAAGTGGCACATAAAGACAAATACCCAGAAGCAATGTTAAATGCGACAGGCAAACAGATAGAATCAGAGGTATTGAGAGGGGAAGAAGTTGATGTAGGGCGTAGATATGCTGATGTAGAAAACAGATATGATGAAGTAAAAAATGCTAACAGCCAAACACAAGAAGTATCGCAATTCCAAGAAGCAGTTACAAAAGATTTAGGGAATATGCAAAATATAAGTGAATTTGCGAAACTTAAAGACAAAATCGAAACGCATGGAAGCAGAGAGCAGATAGCTATATTTCAATCTGTATTATCGTCTATGTATCCAAACCAATATAAACAGCTTTATAAACAAAGAAATAAATAAAATGTATGAAGTTGAAAAATATTTGGGGGGGAATAATAGTGTAGACCAGTTTTTATCAAAATCCCGTCCTGTTCAAGAATCCCCCAAATACAAAACTTCCAAAAAAGTCCCTTATGACGCTGATGATACAGCCTTTACTAGGGGGCTAAAATCATATATACCAACGACTAAAGCCTTTGCTTATGGAGGCTTGGGGCTGGGAGCTGACGCACTAGAGAGAATAACAGGTGTAGGGGAGGGAGTAAGAGATTGGGCGTTAGATAAGGCTCATAAAAGATTACTAGAAGCAGAAGAATATAAAAAAGCAGATGAGATAGGGATAATAAATAGTGCGACTGGCGATGAGGGAGATTTCTGGAGTTCATTAGCATTTAATCTAGGTAAAGGGACAGGGTCAGTAATAGAGAGCGGAGTAGCGGCAGGGATAGGAGCGTTAGGGGGTGCAGGTTGGGGGGCAATCCCTGCGTTGCTTGGAAAAGAAGCATTAAAAAGAACAATAAAAAAAGAAGTTAAAAGTAGAATACGCAATAAAGCGATTAAGAGAGGGGCGACAGCAGGGTTAGCATATTCAGCATTTGTTCCTGAATTAGGGTCAACATATACAGAAGCAGTAGAGAATAAAGGAGGAGACCCAGACAGCTTGACAAATAGGGAGATAGCTAAAGTAGGAATAACAGGCGGGGTATCAGGTGGAATAGAATTTTTTGCGGATAGGTTTGGACTCTTTGGAATAAAAGATGTTGTAGAGGAGGGTTTGAGTAAAGGGTTAAAAGCAGTAGTAAAACAAGTGGGAGTAGACCAAGTCAAAAATATATTAGTGCAGGGAGGAACGGAATATCTACAATCTATGATAACGCAATATGGGGCGGGTGGTAATCCTTTCACAAAAGAGGGGCAAATACAGGCAGGAGACGAAACGATTGTAGGGGGTATATTAGGTTCAGCAGGCGGAGCGGTAAAATCAACATCAAGAGCAGTAGTAGGGGAAAAAGACCATATTGTCATAGCAACAGAGAGACATGTTGATGATGAACATATAATGAAAGATGTAGAATCAGAAGAATACAATATAGTAGATGTTGTGGATACAGAGACAAAGATTGAGATAGACCAAGAGAGCATGGATACTATAGAGAGCATAGAGAGTGTGGCAGAGAGGAATAATATCTCACCTGATAAAATCCGAATGACCAAAACCGTAGACCAAACCCCTGTATATGTGTATGGAAAAGATAATAAGAATGTGGTAGAGGTGTCGGGAGAAATAGTAAATTATGAAGATATAAACGAAGCAGTCGAAGTAACTAAACTACTGGAGTATTCGAAAAATCCATTACTCACATTAAAGAAACATGATATATCGAGGATAGAGAAGATGATAGAGGGTATGGGTGAGAATGTTGACCCTGTAACATTAGACTATCTACAAGTGAAGAAAAGCATGAAACAAAGAGATGTAGATGTTTACACAGAATTATACGGCGAAGATATAGTAGAGCAACCCGAAGCAGTAGACGCAGAACAGCCGAAAGATAAAGGAACAATAGGCAATGCGTTAGAGGCAGGGGGGATAATACCAAGTCAAGATAAGGGAAGAACAAAACCAAATATACAGCTATATGTAGGCAAAAAGGCTATGAATGATATTAGTGAGAATATAGATAAAGAGTATGATATAAGCCAATATGGTTATCGTGGAAATATACAATATCTGCCGAATAAAGCTATAGCATATATAATAGGGGAACAACGAATGTATGCAGTATGGAAAACTAATGATGGGAAGTTTGCATTACACAGGGTGGGGGAAAGGAATTTAGCGGAAAAAGATTATACAATGGTTGGGGACGATATAGAAAGTCTAGTTGAAAGGGCAGATAAAAAAGAAGCCGCTTTTCTTTCATCACCTAATATTAATATCCCTGCGAACTGGAAAAAGCACGAAAGAAAATTAGCAAAAAGAATGATAAAAGAGTTTGGAGCAGAGGAGATAAGCTTTAGTAACTCAAGAGTTAGTGGAAGTAAATATATAACACTGCCAAATGGGGAGCAGTTAAGAATATCAGACCATAAATTGCCGTCTGCATACATGGATTCAACTTATGACTTTAGAGAGGGGGATAATGTAGATAAATTTGCAGATGATATGATAGAGCAATACAAGATAAACGAAGAACAGAGAATAAAAGACGACGCAGAGATATTAGGAGATGAATATAGTGTTGACCAATACATGGGGAAAACAGAGCCAATATCAGAGGTAGATAATCTCCTACAAGAAGTAAAAGTAGTAGAAAAGGTTGAGGATACTGCAATAGAAACGCAGAACGCATTAAATAGTTTAGGAGGTGATAGACCAACAGCATTTCACGATAAGAATACAGGAGAGATAACAATAATAGAGGAAAACCTAGATGGTAGGGATATTAAAATGGTAGGGCTACACGAATTAGGGCATAAAGCGTTGTATGAGATAGCTAAAGAGAACAACAGAGAAAATCACACGAGAGAGTTAGATAGCATATTAAATAAATTGAGCCAAAGCCCGATTATCAAGAAAATGAATAAGATTATCTATAAGGAGAGAAATCTAAATTATTTGATAAACAGAGATGTATATGAGGCAACAAGTGAAGCGGTAGCAGAGTTATTTTCAGCAATAAAACTGAATAGACCTGATTATATACAGAACAAATATGGGGTAAAAATAGGGGACAACAAGACCCAACAGAGTGTTATAACAAGAGGAATGGAAAGCATATATAAAATACTGACGGGTAGAGACCCTACGACAGACCAAGAAGTATATAAAGTAGTCGAAAGAATGTATGAAAGTTTATCTAGACCTAACAGAGTAAAAGGAAAGCAACAAGAGATTAGTGAGGAGAAAGCTAGGGCGATACAGGACTTTGATTTTATGTTGACAAATGATAAGAATGGGGCGAGACGAAGATTATTGAATGATACAAAGATAGCAGTTGATACCTTTATGGGTAAGATATTAGGGACTAAAAAGAACTTAAGTGTAGTTACCAAATATATTATGACCCAACAGCACAAAGCTGAAATAAACCCTATGTTTAGGAAAGTATGGAGAGCGACAAAAAAATATACTGATGATATATTGAATATCGCTATGGAAGCTACGGCGGAAGCTCCTAATCTGATACCTCAATATGGTAATCTATTGCAAAACCTAAAAGATTTAGGGTTGACTGCGAAGACATTAGGCGGATATGTAAGAGCTAAAAATGCGGATATACAGGCGATATCTAGACCAATCCACGAGGGGACTTTGTTATTCAAGAGAAATGATATTGGAGAATTAGAAACTGAAAGCAGTCCGCAATTAGCAGGGGTAGTTTTTACTAAACGAGAGCTAGTAGATAGATACAAACTAACAGATAGGCAAGTAAGGTTATATAGAGAGTATCGTAGAGCAATAGATAATAGCATAACTGCATTAGCTAAATCATTTATGTTCAAATTAGGGGAGAAATACGGCGTAAAGAGGAAAGAGGCTGATAAAGATATATCTCATTTAGCAAAAATGATAGTAGATAAGATAGACAGACATTTAGCAGAGGGGTTGATAGGTGAAGAGATAGCCGAGAAGTCCAAGCGGGAAATACAGAGAATACATATGACCTCTAACAGATTAATAGAGAGAGGATATGCACCATTAAAGAGGTATGGAAGATACGGCGTTAGCATAAAAAGAGCGAATGGTAGGGAAGAGTTTACGCTCCACGAAAGTCAATTAGAAGCCAATCTATTTGCGGATAATGAGAAGCAAAAGGATATTAATGCGAGGGTATTGCAGACGCAGTTTTCAGAGGAAAATTACAAGTTATTAGAGGGTATGTCGCTAGATGCGGTAGAGATATGGGCGAGGTATCTAAAAATGTCTATGCCTGAAAAGAAAGACGCAGTTGACGAGTTAGTAAGATTATCGACATCTCAATCTAGTGCATTGAGGTTTCAGATGAGGAGAACTGGTGTAAAGGGTTATTCTGATGATGTATTGAGGGGTTTATCCTCTTATGTAACGGCAAACGCAAGAATGGCTTCAGCGAATTACAACAACAGCACTATAAATAAAGCAGTAACCGATATAGGCATATATACTAATGACGAGACCGACCAATATAAAAGTGGGGAGATACAAGACGAAGCAGTAAAACTTGTTCAGGCAGTAAGGAGTAGTAGTAATGAAGCAAGTGGATTTAGGGCTTTTTTATATGCTAACTTCTTATATGGGTCATTAGCGGCAGGAGCATTAAATCTATCATCTGTCCCATTATTAACATATCCAGTATTAACAAAATATACGGGAGATGTAGAAGTAGGTAGAGCTATGATGAAATATATGGGGGTGGCAGGTAAAGGGGCGGCAGGTAAAGGATACAAGATAGATAATGTAGCCATAAGAGAAATGTATAATGCGGCTCAAAATTCAGGAGTATTGATACCGAACGAGTATTATCAGTTTCAGGACTTACAGCACTCAAGTAAAGCAGGGAGCTTAAGATTTAGTGCGAAGAAAGCAGTAACCGTATTAGGCTCATTGTTCGGATACACAGAAACATTTAATCGCCATATCACATATTTGACTTCATTAGAGATAATGAACAACATGACCAATGAACAAAGGCAGAATGTATTTAAGCAAGAGGGGGTAAATAGTATTACAGAATTTGCTGAAAAAATGGTTGATGTTACACAGGGGAGATATGCAAAAGATTCGAGACCTAATTATGGACGAGGAATAGGGGCAGTATTGCATACATTCAAACAATTTATGTTTAATTATGTAGAGACAATGTATCGTATGCCTCCTCCTCAAAAGTTGAGAATGGCAGGGGTATTAATGTTATTAGGTGGTATAAACTCCATGCCATTTATAAGTGATTTAGAAGATATAATAGATACCATAGGACAAGCGATGGGGTATCCTGTGAACTCTAGAAAATTCCGCCACAATGCACTTAAGGCAGTATTCGGGGATTTTGCTAAAGTATTAGATAGTGGAGTTATAAATCTAACAGGGGGAGATTATGGGGCAAGAGTAAGTTTTGGAAATATGATACCTGCAACAGGGGTATTCAAAAGAACAGAAAAAGACAAATTAAGAAGTCTGTTAGAGGTAGGGGGAGCAGGAGGTAGTTATATTCATAATTGGATTGGGTATATAGGAGGAAGCAAAGACTTTTCACAAACTATGCCTGTAATGATAAGCAATATGATAAGGGCTTACAATATGGCAGAGACAGGAGAATATCAGGATAGTAGAGGGAGGAAAATAGTAGATGTAGATATATATGAAACATTGCTGAAGCTAGGTGGTTTTATGCCGACATCTGTATCTAATGCGAGAAAGATATATGAATTGAACATGGACGACAAATACATAATGCAGAGAGTAAAAAGCAATTTTGTTGGGGACTTAGCTTCTGCATCGTTATCTAACGACAGAAAAAAAATTCGTGAGATATATGCTAAAATTGATAAATGGAATGATAAATATCCAGAACATTTGCAAGTTGAGATAAAAGGAAAAGATATAATGCGTAGGAAAAAGGATATGACCTCTACATTAGAGGAGAGATATACAAAGAGGACACCCAAAAACCAAAGGAGCGGATTATTAACATATTAGGAAATTTAGTAGCATTAATTCGAGATGTTTATAAACATCAGTTAGAATTATGCGAAACTAATATGAGTTTTGATGAATTTAGGCAACATATTGTAAAACTCTTTAGGTTAGCAACAGGGAAAGTAAAGGGAAGAATAGTGTTTGGGGAAGAGCATACAATTATAGATAGTTCAATGAAAAGTATGACAATAGAGGAAATGACAGAAATGTATTATTGGCTAATAGAAAATAATAGTGGAGTAGTATATAGAAGTCAGGGGGAAACAAAATTTAACAACCATTTAGGAGGTATCTGATGACAGGAATAACAACTTATGTAGAAGGGGACGACCCCAAATTTGCTCGTAATGTATATATTGTAAATGCGGGGGATATAGCTAGTGGGGTAACAAGCTCAACGCCTGAAGCAACAGAATATAGTGGTGAGCAAGAAATAACACCTACGGCAAGTGGTAAATGGTTGATTATTGTTAGGGGTGGTGGAATACAGATACAGGTAGAAGCGAGTAGTGGGAATTGGGTAACTACTGATGATTTAGACGAGGGGGGATATTGGTTAGAAGTAGTTAAAGGTAAGGCAGTAAAATTTGTGATGAATGGGGCAACAGAATACTCTGTAACGAAATAATATGCTTACAAAGTCAGGGCTATCGACAAGTTTGAGGGCAAGCCTTTTAATTCGGGAGGGGTTAGCGTATTATTTAGACAAGCAGATAGTAGGGGGGTTGTATTTCAACGACGAATTACTATCATCAGACCCAGAAACGCCTTTTACGGGAAACAGGACATTAACTGCAGATAGTTATATCTATTGGATAGGTAAGGGCGGATACAAGATAACAGGCGATTTTATTAGGAATGGCTATACCTTGTATTATGGGGGACAGGTTGAAGGAGCGTTGTATCTAAATGACGAATTTTTAACATATACATCACCGTATACGGCTACAATAAATTTAACCGAAGATAGCGTATTGTGGTTTTTGGGAAAAACCCCGAGTAATTTCGAGATACAAAGTGAGATTAACAAAAATGGCTATGATTTGCTTATCGGGCTATCAGGCTATTTTGCTTTGAGATTGAACGAAGAGATAATCGCAACAAGTGGGAGCAGTTATGATGAGGACATAACGCTAACGGAGGATACAATCATTAGTGTTATAGGGGTGTTGCCTAGCGGATATAAGATAACAGGCAACATAAATAAAAATGGTTTCAATTTAGAGATAAGAATATAAGGGGGCAAGTATGAGCTTATTAACAATTAGTGGGAATGTTACAGGTGCGGGGAATATAGTCGTCAATGTAGGGGCAAGTAATACCGCAAAATTTACTGGACAAATATCAGGCGGGAACTTGACCGCTGATAGTGGAACTGCGGATTTGTCAGGTATTCTATTTAATACTACAAATGCTACCCTATCTAACATTACACAGAACGGGACGAATAAAACCATCTACGCCTTTAACCAAAATGGTTCAATAGGGCTAGGTTGTAACGCCACTGAAAATGGAGGAAGTCTAACATTACCTAATGTTAGCTATCTTTTAGTAGGCGGCGGGGGTCAGGGTGGAACTGGTCATGGTGGTGGAGGCGGTGGAGCTGGAGAAGTCAATCAAAGCACGTCTTCAATAACAAGTGGAAGTCAT